GCCTGCATTTCGTGACCTGTTTGAATTGCTTGAAGGTGACGAGAATGCTGTGGAACGAGTGATTACCGCTCCTTCTAAGTTTGCTATTGGTGAACGTGAAGACGGTATGTTTGATGTAGTTGATCCTGACGGTAAGTGTATTAATGATGCGCCGCTCGGTAAAGAGGATGCCGAAAAACTGCTTATAGCACTCTCTACCTGATATTATGCGGGCGTGGAATACTCCGAAGATATGGGATAAAGGTGAATGTTGGATAATAGGAGGAGGTCCTTCTATCACACAACAATTTCATATTCCAGAGAATGTAATTGAAGCGGTTAGAGAGAAAAGATTGCCGCTTTCTGCATATTCTCCGTACATGGAAAGCATTCATTCTAAGCATATCATCGGAGTAAACATGGCATTCCAGCTAGGAAATTGGGTTGATTTTTGTTTCTTCGGAGACGATGGTTGGTTTCGGGACCATAGAAAAGAATTAGCCCAATTTACTGGTGTAAGGGTATCTTGCGCACCTATGTTCAGTAAAAATACGTACCATGCAGATAATGGGGAACGTATTAAGTACCTAGCGCAGGATCCTAAAAAATCACATGGTATTAGTGAAGTACCTTACACCGTATGTTGGAATGCAAATAGCGGAGCGGCGGCAATCAGCCTAGCTTCTCATCTAGGTGCTAAAAAGATTGTTCTGTTAGGATTCGATATGCAGTTAGATCCTAATGGAAACAGTCATTGGCACAAAGAGTATCAAATGAATCCAGCAAAACGATCCGTGTTCCCTCGACACCTTAGAGGGTTTCCAATTATCGCCGCGGATGCTAAACGGATGGGCATCGAAATATTAAATGCCTCACCTGAAAGTGCAATTGACGTTTTTCCTAAAATGACGGTGGAGGCGATATTGAATGGTTCTCCATAAAAACAATATCGCGGTTATAGGACATGGTCCTAGCACTCGCGGAAGGAAACTAGGCAGTTTTATTGATCTTTGCGATACGGTCATCCGCATGATCGAATGCGATTGGCAGGATGCGGAAGATTACGGTAGTAAATATACGATCGGTGTATATGCTACAGGAGGATCTGACGATTTTACAAAGGTGATTGAACGAAAGCCTTCTCTTTGCTGGTGGGTGTACGTTGCGGCTGGAACCCGTACTTCTACGGCGATGAATGATGATACAGTCGATGCTCCAGGTGTTGCGGGTCGTCCGATACGGTGGTTACGAAGAACCGTATGGGATTGGATTGGCGAGAATAAAAAGTTCTCTAGAGGTACTGCTGCCGCGATTGCGTCGATGGCGCTCCTAAAACCCACTACAGTTTATTTAGTTGGGTTTGATGATGTTGCAAGGGGTGGAATGCTGAAAGGAGCATATCATCCTCCTGAGTTGCAACAGTACCGCAAAGAACAAGGAAAGACACTTTACAGAAGTGAAACAGACCATGACTGGAATAATGAAGGCATCGTACTCCAACGTGCCGCAGACTATTACGGAGTTGAGGTGAATTTTCTATGAAGACAATATCAAAGGAATATATTCGCCTTAATTCTGAGGTACACAACCAGCGGAGAGGGTACGGTAATTCAGCCAATCGGTTTGCTAAGGACATTGGGCTTGTTTTGAATCAGTTCCACACAATGTCTTTTCTGGACTATGGATGTGGAAAAGAATCTTTGATCCGTTGCATCACAAATGATTACCCGTATCTTGCCCAGAGAGCAAAGTATGGAGCATACGATCCAGCTATACCGCACCGGTCCGTTAAGCCGGAAGAGCAGTATGATATGGTTGTTTCTACAGATGTTCTTGAACACATTGAACCTGAAAATCTGTCAGCCGTGCTGGAAGAGATCAAAGGATATGCTAAAAAAGGCGTCTATCTGAATATCTGTACGCGACCATCAGGAGATATTCTACCTGATGGTAGAAATGCGCATCTGATCGTTAAAGATGCTTCGTGGTGGCGTGAAACACTATCCAAAGCGTTTGAAGGATGGACACTGGAAGAACGGGATGTACTTGACTCTTGGCGCAATTATACAGCAGTATTGACACCACCTAAGATTCAAAAGCCATTAAATATCGTCTGTTTCTACTGGAAAGGTACGAGTAGTCGGTACCCAGGATGGGACGATGTGGATTTGGCAAAGATTTATGTCAACAATCTGTATAATGGCGTCCGTCGAAATTTGAACAAGGATTACAAGTTCATCTTGTTTTCCAATGATATTGAAGATGGGCTGGATCCTAATGTTGATATCCGTAAGTTTCAGCCTATCTCGTGGACAGGTTGTAATCCTAAATTGTACGTGCATAGCCCAGATGCAGGATTAGAGGGAAGGGTGCTTACGTTTGATCTGGATACTATCATCGTAGGAGACCTTACTAATTTTGCAGAATATGATGGAGCTTTTACTACACGGATGGAACCTGACCGAAGAAGAGTAACAGCAGGAGACCTGTTAGGATTTGAAGCAGGTGAAACCTATCAATTGTGGGAGAATTACAAGAACATCTCCAAATATGCTGAAAAGTATCAAGGAGATGAACGGGAGATTTACAAACTCCTTTGGAAGCATTTGCTGTATTGGCAAGAAGAGATACCTGGGCAGTTAGTTTCTTATAAAGGTGATGTGCGTCCCAATCAGAACAGACTGCCTAAAAATGCAAGAATTGTAAGTGCGCACGGTAAGCCTCGTCCGCATGAAATTAATGCAGAATGGATAAAACCTTGTTGGTGGGGAAAATGAAACATTATGTGGAATCCCCTATTATCGTAACAGGATGTCCTCGAAGCGGAACAAGTATTGTTTCGGGGATGCTTGCGTTGTGTGGTGCGTTTGTAGGAACAGCTCCTCAACCTACAAAACACGAAACAAGAGGCATGGGAGAGAATCGGATTATTTACGAGGATGTTGTAAAACCGTTTCTTCAAGTTTTACGAGTAGATCCATCAGGACAATGGCCTTTAGCGAATCCTGACCATATGATGATTCCGATTGATTGGGAATTAATGATTTCAGACGCCTTGCACAAGGATGGCTATATGGGAGGTAAATGGCTATATAAGAGTAATACTGCGGCTCTTATGTGGAAAGTGTGGTCCTACGCCTATCCTAGCGCCAAATGGGTCCTAGTACGTAGACGTACAGGTGACATAGTTTCTTCATGTTTGCAAACCTCGTATATGAGAGCATTCAAAAATCCTGATTATCGTGCTGAAATAGGAGCGGAAACAGAATCAGAAGCATGGATCCATTGGGTACATAAGTATGAAGAAGCCTTTGTAGGGATGTTGACTGCGGGAGTTAATTGCAAAGTAGTCTGGCCGGAAAGATTCATTCGCAACGATTACCAGCAGTTGTATGAAGTTATTGAATGGGTAGGGCTTGAATGGAAATCTTCTGTAGCGGATTATCTAGACCCAAAGCTATGGAAGAATGAACGGAAGGAGGAGTGCTGATGGCTAGAGTAACTCCAGCGGAAGTAAGATTGATCCTTCCTGATTCTGAATTGACTGATCCTACGATCACTGCGTTTATCACCAGTGCGAATAATCTGGTAAATGCAGTGCTTACGGATTACTTGACGGAGCCGTTGCTTACCGAAGTAGAAAAATGGTTGACGGCCCATATGATTTCCTCTACAGTTGAGAGAATGGCAACTAGAGAAGGAGCAGGTGGAGCGGAAATTTACTACACAGGGAAGTACGGACAGAATCTAACCTCTACACCATACGGCCAGATGGTGCTGTCGTTAGATCCATCAGGAAGGATGGCAGCCCTTGGTGGCAAGACTGTCACTATGATTGCCATTAAGAATTTTGATTGATGGCTAGCGGGCTTATCAAGTTCATAAAAAAGGTATGTGTACAAACTGCCGTCTATTGGGGGGCTCCGAAGCCCGATGGATTTGGCGGAATGACATACAGCACTCCCGCAGAAATAAAATGCCGTTGGACGGATAAAGTGCAAGTAATCAAATGGCAAAGCGCATACGTACCGACAAGTAATGAATTTATTTCTTATGCAGAGATTTTGTTGCATGTGGATGTGGAATTGCAAGGAGTGCTGTGGCTAGGTGCGCTTGATTCATTGACTACAGCGCAAAAAACCGATCCACTTTCTATTCCAGGTGCACGGGAGATAAAGACGTTTGAACGGATTCCTTTGTTTAAATCATCTACGGAATTCGTAAAGAAGGTGTATCTGTAATGGCGTATGTTGCGTGGCAAGGATTACCTGCGGTAGTACATAACTTGAATGCACAGATAATGAAAATTCAGGGACGAACACTACTTGGATTGATACGTGGCGCGGCGATTATCAAAGCAACAATGGATTCTACGTCACCCACTATTCCAGTAGATACAGGAAATATGCGCCATAGTTGGTTCATCGTTACAAACAATGGAGGGATCCGTGCTGGGCGTAATCCCACTTTTGTGTCAGGTCCGTATAATGATCGAGATGTAGGAAGGCTGAATACGGACCATTCAAAGGCAATAGCAGAAGCAGTTTCTATGATTAAAGGCAAAGAACCGGCGGTAGCATTAGGATTTTCAGCGTATTATTCTCAGTGGGTACATGAAAACGTAGGCGCACATTTTACAAAACCGGGTTCTGGTGCTAAGTTCTTTGAAGCGGGGGTAAAAAATAGTACCAGACGGGTATTGATGGTGATACAATCGGAGGCGAAAATACGATGAATGCTCCTTCTATTGATGTAAAAGACATTCTGACGTATGTGGAACCTTCGGATTCTTCCAGTGGATACGATCCTGTTAATGAGTTTGGATTAACATTCGGATCAAATTTATTTGTAGGACGAGAGCCTGCCCAACCAGACGAAACAGTTACGATTTTCGATGTGGTTGGGTGGGCTCCCGAACTTACTTTCGATAAGAATGAAGTATACGAACGACCTGCGGTACAAGTGAGAGTACGTTCCAGGTCCTATGTAGCTGGTTGGAATCTTCTCGAACAGATTGTACGACGGTTACATGGTGTTACGCAGGAAACGTGGAATGGCACGTTGTACAGCGTGATACGGTGTTCAAGAGCGCCTATGTTGCTTGATTGGGATGAAAATGCAAGAGTGCGGTTAATTGCTAGTTTTGAAATTCAAAGGAGGAGTGCTTAATATGGCAATCGCTGGTGTTGGAACAGTATTCAACCGTTGGGACTCTACATCGGGATCGTCGGGAGGATGGAAAAAACTTGCGGAGATCGGTAGTATTACGGGACCAGGTATGTCCCGGGATACGATTGATACTACTACGTTTGATACGGAAGGTGGATATAGAACATTCATCGCAGGTTTTAGAAATGCGGGCACCATGACGCTTTCGATGAATTTTACACAGGATACGTATTTGTTGCTCAAGGAAGATTTTGAGGACAATGATGCGAGGGCTTATCAGATATTGCTCCCGGATACGGAAGAAACTGTGATTGAGTTTGATGGGCTTGTTACGGAAATTCCGTTGACGATTCCTACGGATGACAAAGTTACGGTAGACGTGACAATTCAGATCAGTGGCCCTGTTGATGTATTCAAGGGCAGTAGTGGAATGTAATTAAGAAAGGAGCCTAATCATGGCATTTTTGAACAGGGAAGAACTTCTTAAAAAAGCGCAGTTTAGAGTGGAACGAGTAGATTTTCCTAATGGAGATTTTGTATTCGTTCGGCAAATGTCCGCTAAGATGAAGGACCAGCTGGAAAACTCAGTTCTTCGGAAAAGTGTAGATAAAAATGGACAAGTACAGTTCGAGCAAGACCTCACCGGTTTCAATGCGAAAGTAGCAGCTCTTTCTATTTGTGATGCAGAAGGCAACTTGCTTCTTTCTCTAAAGGATGCGGATATGCTCGCGGAGAATAAACCTGCGGAAATGATAGATGCGATTTCTCTTAAAGCAGGGGAACTGAATGGCATTTCTGTGAATGCGAAAGAGGAAGCAGTAAAAAACTTCGAGCACGGCCTACCCGAAGGTTCCTCTTCAGGTTGTGCCGAGAGTTAGGATACTTACATCCAAATGTTCTGTTGGAGTGCCTTTCTCTTGATGAATTGCAAGAATGGGAGGCGTTTGATTCCTTAGAACCTGTAGGAAGATTAGAAGAGCGAATGGAATATATGTTCGGCATGGTTTGTGCGGTTATCACAAACAATATCGCGGCGATATTCAGTAAAAAAGGTTCTAATCAGACTACATTGACTCCAGCAGATTTTATTCCAAAATGGGGTGTGTTTCCTGATGAAATGAAGAAGGAGTACCCTACGCAATCTGTAGATGAAATGAAACAAATCCTATTAGCTATTGCGAAAACACAGAATGCCAAACATCCTGAAGGAAGGAGGCGAAGAAAATAGATGGTAGGTTCGTTTGCACTTGGTACACTTGTCACTACACTTGGTGTTAATTCAAAACCACTGTTGACTGCGGAAAAGCAGGTAGCCACATTTGCGAATAGAACGAATACGTTGATGGCGTCTGTCCGTAGGACAATGATGACCGTATTCGCTACTGTTGGTGTGGGCCGTCTTGCTAAAGGATTTCTTGATGCCGCCGTATCTGTGGAAAATTACAAAGTATCTTTGAACGCCGTTATCAAGGACGCACAAAAAACGGAAGCTGTATTCCAAGACCTTTTCAAATGGGGGGCCATCAATCCTATTGATACGGATGATGCTATCAAAGCATTCGTTCGTCTGAAAACAGCTGGTGTGGAAAATACACGTGCCGCTGTTGCCGCCGCGGCAGATGTGGCAACAGTTATGCAGAAACCCGTTGAA